AAGAATCCTCGGCCCATTGGGATTTAGTAGTTTCAGGGGATATTTTAATTCGGAGATAAACCATGCCTATTGGCGGCGGTATTCTTCCGGCTTCCGGCAGTACGCAGTACACCGAGCTTACTTACGTTACTCGGCGTGCCTTTATTCCGAAGCTGGTAGTCCAGTTGTACAACAGCACTCCTCTGATGGCGGCTCTGATTGCAAACAGTCAGCAAGCCTCTGGCGGTGTGTCCTCTGTCACGGTCCCAGTCCAAGGCGCTCAGTTTGTCAACGCGCAATGGTCTGACTACTCTGGTTCTTTCACTCAGCCCTCGGTTCAGCAAGGCGCGTACAACGCCGAGTTCAACCTGAAACTGATGATTGCGCCGGTTCCGTTCCTCGGAATGGAAGGTGCGGTGCAGCAAGACCATGCGGTTATCCCGCTGATTGAAGCGCGGATGAACGATGCGACCAACGTAATGATGGACGCAATGGCAACTGCGCTGTACAACAACACGACTAATACGCAGCAGTTTATTGGTCTGCCAGCGGCAGTATCCAGTAGCAATCCGGCTGCGGGTAACTACGGAAACATTGACCGTAGCACCTACACTTGGTGGCAGTCCAAACAGTACGCTGCCGGTTCAGTCAACCCGACTCGTCAGAACGTCCTTCAGTACATTAGCGGTACGGTCAAGAACGGTGCAGAAGTTCCGTCCTTTGGCGTGTGCGGCTTCGGTACGTGGACGCTCCTTGCTCAAGACTACGTTGGTCAAGAGCAGTATGTAATCACTCCCGGTTCCGGCTTTGATGCGGATGGTAACGGCCCTCAAGCCGCGTTCCGCGCTCTGATGGTTGCCGGGGTTCCGATTTACCCCGATCCCTACTGCCCGGAAGGGAAACTCTACCTGCTGAACACGAACTACATAAGCCTGTATATTCACGATCAAGGCTCGTTTGTGTTCACCGGATTTGAGTCTACTCTCCCGAACTGGCAGATTGGTTACGTTGGCGCGGTCTTGATGATTGCCGAACTGGTGAACACTAAGCCCAAGTCAATGACCCAGGTGACCGGCTATAACTCGCTGACAATCTAAGGAGAATAGTCATGGCACTCGGTCTTAACAAAATCACCATTGCTGGCGCAGTAACTAATACTGCGGGTGCGTACTTTCAAACCAGTTCACTTACGGCAACCACAGCTGGGAATGTTATTCCTGCCGGTACTTACATTATGATGCCGACTGCGAACGTGACTGTAACGGTTAATACCGGAACGGCTACCTCACAACTCATGGCTAATAATACGGGTGGTGTCGTTATCTCTGACGGTGTGAACGTGTATGCAAATGCAAGCACAAACACTACCGTTACCCTGATAACCGTGAATGGCGGTTTGTCGGTTTCTGGCACGTACAACACGTAAGGTAAAGCCATGTCCAGTACAAATGCCGTAGGTATGGATAACCAAGATAGTTTCGGAAACTATCGGCTAACTGTTGTTCGGGGGCAAACTCTGGCGGCAACCGGGAATTCCGTAATTACCTTGCCTATCCTTGACGGCGGTATTGGCGGCGGCGCGTATATTATTCGCCGCATTACCGTAGCTAATCCCGCAAATATCGCGGGTGGTTCAGTAATGAACGTGGCTTTGGCAAACATAACGGTGCTAACCAGTAGTGACGGTAATACGTCAAATGCTATTACTACCGCTATAGGCCAAACGCTTGGAAACATTACCGGCGCAAATAAATGGCTGGACTTGGCATTGGTTGCTGGTGCTTCCTCAACGGCTTACACGGCTGATGCCTTGTTTGTCAAAGTAGGTACTGCCGTAGCTAATGCCTCAGTCAATATCAGCGTCTTTGGCGATGTGGTGTCTTTCTAATGTCTGAAATCGTTTATGTGACTAATAATTGGGAAAAGCCCATTTCTTGCGAATATGGGTGTAATGAGTATGTTTTCCCGATAGGGCAAACGGTCAAACTAAGTTTTGCTGCTGCTCATCACATATTCGGTTACGGAGAGAAAGACAAAGTACCGTATATGGCTAGCCTCGGTATTATTCAAACGACAAATGACATTCCAGAAGGATTGAAAATTCTGTCTAAATTTGATATGTACCAAGAGGAGCCAGAAAAGAACGACTCTTTATCCCCGGTCGTGGAGCAAGTACCCCTTCCCCCTAAAAGGGGTGGGGGAAAGTTTCTTCCGATGCAACAATGATGGGATATAGATGTCAACAACTCTTGGAAACTACATAACGGAATGTAGACGTTTGCTGCATGATGCCAATGCAAACTTCTATACTGATTCCGAACTGACGGATTACATCAACAGCGGTAGAAACCGCCTTGTACGTGATACCGGCTGTCTGCGTAGTTATCAAACTACTGCTACTGTAGCTTCCCAAGAAGTCTATACGTTCAGCACGTTGCCTCAAGGGGCAATGACAATGGACGTTCTAAACATCAATTTGATTTGGGGCAATACGCGAGTTCCTCTTCGCTATTTGCCTTGGACTCAGTTCAACGCAGAACTTAGGTTCTGGCAGAATTATAGTGGTCGCCCTATTGCGTTCTCGATGTACGGACCGACTTCGTATTACCTTGGTCCGAATCCAGATCAAGTGTATTCAATGGAACTGGATACAGTCATTATGCCTACCGATTTGGTAAGCACATCAGACGTAGATCAGATTCCTGATCCCTGGACAACGCCGGTTGCCTTTTACGCTTGCTACAAAGCCAAATACAAAGAGCAATCTTACGGTGAGGCTGAGATATTCAAACAAGAATATCAACGTCAGGCTCAATCCGTACTAGCAACGACCTATACGAGAAGGATGCCTAACCCTTATAGCACTCCTTACTGACATGGCAGCTTCCGAACAAAAGAAGTCATATCAAGTAATCAAGGAGTTCAAGGGGGTCAATACCAAGGCCAACCGGACTGCTATAGATCAGGCCGAGTTTTCATGGCTTGAAAACGCGCAGCCTATTGGTTACGCAAATATCAAAATCATTAACGCTCGATCTGCTGTAACTGACTCTGGTAATGCGGCGGTGGTATTTTCAAACAACGTCAATTACCTTACATCCATCAATATCAACAACCTTGATTACGTTCTGGCGTTCAAGGATGACGGTAGCGCCCAATACTTTGAACTAATCAACGGGACATTAGGCAATGTAGCCTCTGCCGGTACATTCTCATCGTCCGGTGTGCAAGTAGGTCAATGGAAAGACGAACGAGCATTGATTCTTGATCCTGCCAAGGGCTATTACACTTGGGACGGGACAAATGTTGTTTTCGTAGGTTCTGTAGGAATAATCGCTATTACAAATGCGGGTAGCGCATATACAACCGCACCCACAGTTACCATAAGCGCCCCCAATCATTCTAATGGCGTACAGGCTCTTGCTGAAGCGTCTATTACAGCCAATGCCGTTACCTCAATTACGCTTACCGAGGCCGGTACGGGTTATAACGCTGCTCCTACCATTACCTTTGCAGGGGGTGGGGGTTCAAATGCGGCAGCTATAGCCAGTTACATAACCTTTGCCACAGGAACCGTCCAGGTAACGGTAACTAATGGCGGTGCTGGCTACACGAATGCCTCCAATACGGTAGTTACCATATCCGGTGGTGGAGGAACCAACGCAGCGGGTACGGCAGTCTTATCCGGGGGTCAGGTTCAGCAAGTCGTTATGACCAATGTAGGGTCTGGATACAGCAATTCAGCCAATCTGACGGTCACGATAAGCGGAGGTGCAGGATCGAATGCCAAGGCTACCGGAGTAATCAATCTTGCCAATAATGTAGGCATTTCCTCATTTTCCGGCAGGGTTTGGGTGGCTTTTGGGCGTTCTGTTGCATATTCAGCAGCGGGAAGCTACAGCGACTTTACTAGCGTATCTGCCGGAACCCTGTTGCTGGTCGATTCAACTTTGCATGGGAATATTCAGCAGATAATTTCTGCCAATAACTTCCTGTACATTTTTGGCGATGACAGCATCAAAGTGTTCTCGGATGTGCGGGTAAATTCATCCGGCGCAACCATCTTTACCAATACCAACGTGAGCGCGTCCGTAGGTAGCAAACGCAAGGAAGCGATATTCCCGTACTTCCGTTCTATTTTGTTCTTGAACGATTACGGGGTGTATGCCTTGGTGGGTTCTACCACCAGCAAACTGTCTGACGCATTGGATGGGGTGTTTCCGAACATTGATTTTACTTATCCGGTAACTGCCGGTCAGGTAATTATCAACAATATCTTGTGCGCGGCGTTTAACTTCAAGCAAAGTTATTACGGCAGTAGCCGTTTTGTGCAAG